GTCTCGGATGATCTGTTTGAACATCCCAAACTTATATCGTATACCATACCCAGTAGCAGGAATCTTTAGAGTCGATAGAGACTCCATATAACATGCAGCCAATCGACCAAGACCACCGTTACCTAAGCCAGGTTCCTCTGCTTGTTCAAGTACCTGTTCTAAGGTCAGGTCATACTCCATCAATGCTTCTTTAGCTTCCTTCTCTAACCCCAAGTTAAGTAAATTATTACCTAACTGAGGTCCAATTAGAAACTCTGCTGATAGATATGCAACTTCTTTGGTCTGATCACAGACCTCTGGAGTCAAATGATATGACATCATCTGATCCCTTACTGCATAACATAGTGCCATGTAAATATCATGAGCACTGGCACTAACAGATCTCTTACCTAATGTATAGTAGAGTCGTTCTTTAATGCCATTATAAAGATTATTCATTAGGTCCTTTAGGTGGGTCTGATAAGTAAACGTTACCTGCTATTGTTGTTCCTTCATTACCATTCATAACAAAATGTTCTACCCATGATGGAAAGATCACGATGCTTCCTTTAGGAGCATTAGGTACGAAGTCCATTGGGATAGTACTTGCATACATACCCCACTGATTCATGATAACTTTCCGTGCAGGATTCATAAAAACTGTTCTTGATATATCTACAGTCTCATAAATGATGAAACTCCATTGAGCACCAGAATGAATGTGTGGATCCTGCCAATCAGTTGGTCTATATCTATTACGCCAAACTTGTCCCAAGTAAAAAGGATCATCAGCGAACTGTCCTATACATTCCTCAATAAGATCATGAACATATCGATAGGATTCATCAGTAAACTGATCACTTCCCATCGTGGTCTCAATACCACTAAGGTATGAAGGTACATAAGTTTCAGAGACTAACTGTACTCTGTCTAAATCAATCTTCTCTATGAAGACTGGTGCAGAGAATATTGCTGTTGGTTGCTTCATTCTATTTCAGGTACATCAAAATTATACCATCCTGTGGCAATGTATTTAACTTGAGTGTTGGATACCTGACTTCTATGAGTATGAGTCCAGTAGGCAGGCCATATTAATAGTCTACCACGTTTTGCTTCTACTGTCTGCCCCTGATCTAAAAATTCTGTTCCGCCATCAGGAACATCATTCAAATAGATCATCCATGCAAGTATCCTTCTGACTGTTCTTAACTTTGGAAAATATTTAAACCCACCATGTTCATGGTGCCAAACATAGTATCCTTCGCCAGGATCATACTTCTGGATATTATAATTTGGATCTACATCCCATGTACTCGATACATGGTTAATACCTTTAACAAACCTATGATATTCTTCTGTGTGATCTATTAACTTGTCTTGTAATAGAAGATCTACTGCGTCCTCTTCTCCAAAGTGTTTACACCAGTCAGTAGACTTCTTAATAGGTGTAGGATCATCCCTTGCTATTGTAACTCCAGGCTCGTGACGACCACCATTAATCTCAAAGAATTTTATTATCCTCTCACATTCCTTCTCACTGAGTACATCATCAGCAACATATACAAATTTCATAATAAAAAAGGGGGCTCATGGCCCCCTATTTATTCTCAGTTAGTTAACTGTGGATCAGAATACGAACTTCGCACCCAACTTACCACCGAAGTCAACTATGCTGTCTCCGCTGCTGTCCTCGTTAGAGATACCTGAGATTTCGCCATAGATGGAAAGATCTTCAGTAGCGGCAACAGAAACACCAACCTTACCAGACAATTCAGTCTCAGTGTCATCAGATGACTCTGTATGAACGAAGCCAGGGCCAGCCTGTACATAGTAAGCAAGCTTACCATCTTCAGTTGATCCTTCGTATCCAACATGGATGTCTGTAGTTGCAGTTGTGTAATCTCCATCAGGATATGAAGCATTGGCTTCAACGTTAACGTAAGGACCTGCAAAGGCAGAACCAGCGATAAGTGGAGATGCAGCAAGTGCTGCGATTAGAGGTTTAAACATTTTCTTTTTGAAGTGTCTCGCAGGAATGGTATAAAAAAACCCTGCGGATGATAGACCCCTCGACATGGGGTCATGTACATTCTACGCAGGGGTACGATTATTTCGGGCCCTTCGTTATGTAAAGTTATTTATCAACTGTCACATTTGAAGTGTGCCAGTTGACGAATATGAAATACTATACCTTACATTTATAAGATTGTCAAGCCCTACTGTGGTTGTTGTGCTTGACCCTTGTTTCTTGGGTCGCCACCTGCGATCCGACCCAAATAGGGGTCAAAATCAGTGATTAGGTCTATCGTAATATCCGAACCTCTTGTGGTCCAAAGTTCCCTAAGACCGTCGTGACTTCCTCTGTGAAATATTTCTACATGTTCTTCATGAATGGATGAACCCAGTTCAATTTTGTATAAAAATATAGGACATGCGTATGCAGCACCTGAATTATAAATCAAATCATCTGCAACAGGTCTTGGTTTCACACCGTTGTCCAACTTATATTTGTCACCTCTTACATGTAACTTAAGAAGTTTCTCTGCATGGTGACGAGTAATAACATAACATGCAGTAGAAAAATCATTAATGAATCTCCTATGTACCTGTACATGTAATTCGCCAGGACATATGATTGCAATCTGTAATGTGTCCCAGTCGTAAGGCATTCTGGAGACAAATTGTTTCCATGTGAATGTCCAGAACTGTGCAATACTAATGTCACAATCATCTTCCATGATGATTGCATAAGGTTCATCAGTTTCATTAACAAAATGTTTAAGTGCCTTGAGATGTGATGTAACACAACCAATCTCACCAGGCGTGACACTCTCTGGATACTTTCCAACAAGAATATCACTCAAGTCATCTCCTGTAGATGGCCTTCCATCATAGGCAGAAATGCGAGTATAGTTTTCTATCTCCCAGAACTTTAATTGTTCCTCCATCCATTTCATTCTCTCTGGTTGATCATCCAGATTAATAATGTAAAGAGGACCGAATCCTTTTAATTTGTATGCAGCTTTATTTGACATCGAAAAAGAATACCTGTGTAAGTCTACCTGTCTCTACAGAATCCCCAAAGCCAGGGACTATACTTCTATGATACAACATATTACCACGATATGCAACTAATCTGTTGTATACATTACCAACCGCAATATTCATCTCCCATTCTCCATTCTTCTTATGATATATTCCTGTACCAGAATCAACTATAGGATCTGGTGTTAGAAATAAGACCGCAGCCCACTCACTCTTTACGTCCTGATGAATCCAACTCTCTGTTCCTTCCTTACATAACTGAAAACAAAATGAATCCTGTTCCCAGTTCCATTCTATATCAGACTGAAAGATCTCTTTAAACTTCTCCGTTACCTTCTCTTCATACGTACCACCAGCTCTATTGGTAGACCTAACGCCAGGAACAGTGTCTTGGACGTTAGTATAATCAAACCCTAATGCGATCTCCCTAATACCATCTGGGTTATCAAGGAAATTATCCACTACTATTAGGTTACGATTCATTATGCGACCCTACAGAGCAAAAAATAGCCAGAGTTTTTTTTCGAGCTTTTTTGAAACAAAAAGCTAAATTAGGTGACGATCCAGCCATCACAGTACAGATCCTTAAGATCCTTATCCTTATAGTCAGGACCAAACCATTGCTTAGGTGCAACGACTGGGCCTCTACCATTTTGTAACCATGCACCCCACCAACTCAATGAGCTATTTGCAATGATAGCGCCAGAGCATAGAGACATAATACAAAGATCAACAAACGGTTCATAAGATCCATCCTCATACTTATCGGTTGGTTCTGATACAAGAAACCTATCATCACTAAAGAACTCTTGTTCCTTCACCCACTCAGGAGAGTCAGAACAAACCACAATGGGTTGATCCTCTGGGAAGTGAGTCAATGCTCTCTCATAATATTCCACTGGTTGTGGAGGGTGTTGAGAGGAACACTGAGTATAAGACCACTTGAATCCTCTTGCATCAACAAGATTGGGATCACCTCTTCTTACATGTAAGAACAATGGTGCCTCATCTAATGAATCCATCATCTCTTTACATGGATTCAAGATAGAATCATGGAAGGTGAAATCCTCACGGATCTGATCTTCTATATTCTTAAAGTACTTCTCTGTCTGGAAGAATCCGAATAGACTTACATCATTAGGACACATCCTATGGAGTTCTTCATCGAAATGAAAATGTTTCTCTACTACAACAGGAGCATGACCCCTATCAAGAAGAGCAAGATTACTTGCAGATACATGAGGTAAAGTGAATGCTCTATGTAAACTATAGTTATCTACTCTTTTAGTTTCAAAAGGTGGGATACCAAATTCGTACCCACGCATTGCAGCAATACCTCGTACTGCCGCATACTCAAACATCTGGTTACCTAAACGTCCCAGATTTCCTATCTGATTAAACGCCAGCATGAAGTTCCTTCCCCCTCTTCTTAATATAGTCTAATGTAGAATAATACTTTGTCAATTCCTCTTTGTCTTGAGTCCTAATCCAATTCCAAAGTCTATCATTGTCTGCAAACTTAGGATTGTGGTAGTGGGAATTGAATGTTCTACCATGTTCAAAATGGAAGATGTCATCAATGACTCTACCAACTTTGAACCCAAAAAGATTTAGTCGATAGTAGAACTCACAGTCCTCTGCTCCCCATGAAATAAATTCCTCATTCCATAGTCCTGCAGAGACTTCACAAGTCTTTGTAATCATCTGACCCCATCCAATTGATGATGGAATCCTGACAGAATGTTTCTGTATCAGATCAGTATCAAAGTCCTTACCATCATGAGATGATAAAAACTTATCTAATAATTCGTCTGAATAATTAACCGCCCACTGATAGACACCGCACCCAAACGGATATACAGCGTCCGATCCCTCGACTTTAATTGAATGATAAGCCAGTTTGTGCGACTCCTTCGGTACAACCACATCAACATCGTGATTATAAAGAATGTTAGTGTCAGCTGCCACGCATAAGTCGTTAAGAATTCTGGTCTTATGAAAAAACTTCTCATCACTCTGCTCAAAGATATGTTTTAGTTGACTGACATCACCAACGTACTTCTTAATCTGTGGTAAGGCACTCTCTTTAAAATTCGACTGTGTATCTACTTCTTTAACCAGAACCTTTGCATCTGGAAAGTTCTTCAGTAAGTATGTCACTGAAGTAATCACGTTACGGAGTCGGTCATCCGACTCAATCCTACATGGTAATAGGTAGGTTAAATCCTTCATTCTTCAGGGGCAATATAACATGGATCGTTGTGAACTTTAATCCACCTTGGAGGTATAAGATCCTTCATATCATACTTTTCATATGCAACGCCGAACCAAGGATCAGGAGCAACAACTGTCCAATTTCCATTCTTCTTCTGATCATGTCCAGACTGTAACCATGCACCCCACCATGATAAAGATGAGTTAGCAATGATACCACCACCACACTCAGTCATAAGACATAGATCAATGTAAGGTACAGATGCACCGTCTCCAAACTCTTCATAAGATGCATCAGAGAATAAGAATCTGTCTCCCTGTAACCAATCTTGTCTCTTACACCAGTCAATAGTATCAGATACAACTACAACGTTCTTGTTCTCATCAAAATGTGTTAGTGCTTCAAGATAGTATTCCTTCTTACATATAGGATGATACTCTTGAACCATCTGGTATGACCACTTCTCTCCTCGTCTACCAGTTACATTAGGATTGCCTCTACGAACATGAAGGAAGATAGTATTATCTTTTCCACCGTCAAGACTCTCAATGTACTCTCTACATGGTTCTAAGTACTCTTTTTTAAACGTAAAATCTGATCTAATGTCAGCAGAGATGGATTCAAAATATAATTCTGTCTGATAGTTACCAGAGAAATTAGTGCCATCTTCACACTCATTAAATATCTTCTCGTTGAAGGCCATATCTCTATAGACTTCTTGTTTATGAAAGAATGGTTCACCTTGGTTTTGTGGTTTACATCCCTCCAATTCAAACGCTTCAAACAAACCATAGTTATCAAGTCTGTCTGCATTAGGGCCAGGAATGATCCAATCAAACCCACGGTTATATGCTACACCACGGATGAAAGCATACTGAAACATTTGATTGCCCAGTCTACCTTCATTACCCATCCCTTGAAATGAAATAGCCATTACTTACTCCAATCTAATGTTGTCCAATATCCTGGCAGGATATCTGATGTATCTAAGTCCTCCATTGCAGAACCAAACCACTTCTCAGGGTTAGGAGCAATGATTTGACCTCTATCCTTCTGCAAATATGCACCCCACCATGAGAAAGAACTGTTGGCAATTATACCACCAGAACATAGACTCATCAAGCAAAGATCTACTTGTGGTAACAAAGTATTCTGCATCTTACCAAGACCATCTATAGTCTGGTACTTATATCTTTCATTGTTCTCATTAAATAAAAACCTATCATCATCAAAGAAGGATTGATTCTTACACCAATCCATATCATCTGTGAATACAAAACAGGGTCTCTCTTCATCCCAATGGGCAAGAGCCTGTTCAAAGTATGAGATAGGTAAGATAGGATGATACTGTTCTCTTCCTATATTATCAGACTGTCTGATGTGAAGGAAGATAGGGTCACCATCTATTGATTCTATAACTTCTTTACATGGTTCAAGAAAGTCATCCTTGAATGTAAAGTCTTCATGAATCTGTTCAGACATATGCATAAAGTATTGTTCTGTCTGCATATATCCATCAAGATTAACTCCATCCGTGCAATGAAAGAGAGAGTTATCAAATGCATGAGTAGTTTCTTTGACAGTCATGGCATCATTAAACCCAATGTTCTCAGGTTTAACATGAGTCATCTTGAAAGTCTCAAACAATCCATAGTTATCCTTATGATTACAATCTTCAGGAGGTATCATCCAATTGTAATGATTATACCATGCTATGCCTCGTAGAGAAGCGTACTGGAACATTTGATTGCCCAGTCTACCATTACTACCAAGTCTATTATAACTAATCGTCATAGGTCTATCATATAGAATGGTTCATGAATCTCCCTTCTGTTCTTAACAAAAATGATTCTATCATCATAGTCCTCAATCAATTCCTCTTGGAATTCTTGTATAACATCATCAAGTTCTCTGACATACACAGTATAACCCTCCTTAAGAAGATCTTCAACCAGTCTTAGTCTTGGACTCTCTACAACCATATCAGATCCTACTTTGAATCCAATACTTTCAATGCAGAATGGAAGTCCATCCTTGTTCTGATCTATACAGAAATTCTTTATGAACTCTGCATGTGCTTCATTGAAATCATCCGTCACTTGAGGAAGACTATACTTAAGTCCTACACTGTCAGCGTAATGACCCAAGGCACGATTGTCACGAGGTAAACAAGGACCACCGAAACCTAATCCAAAGTTGAGATACTTGTGTCCAATTCTGGTATCAGAACCTATTGACTCAAGGATAGCAGGAATTTCTTCACTACATCCAGAGTTGTGGAGGATCTGACCAATCATATTGGCGTAACTAATCTTATATGTAAGGAAACAATTAACACTTATCTTAGTAATCTCTGCAGCCTTACGAGACATCTGATGGAAACTTACTTCAGTATCCTGAATACTTTCATAGATGTCTTG